GGTAACAGTCGCAATCTGTTTTCAAGCCCCCTAACCCCCAATTTCGCGCTGGTTGGGTTCCAGCCGGGTCCAAGCCGATGTTCTGGGAAGGCCACGGTCGAAAATCGTGTCTAGTCCTAGCCTTATTGTTTCTGTCATTAATTAGTTTCCTCTTCGAGTAGTTCGGAACTTGTTCGCAATTTTACTATAGTAAAGTTCTTCATCTGATTCTGGTTCAGGCGGTTCAAATTCTTTCTCTTCATCGTGGGGGGGGTGCAGTGGTCCCGAGAAGTTCAACCTTTGAGGTTTCGTTCTATTTGACGGATGTGTTACGGGTACACCAAATAATTTAATGGCAGAGTCATACGTCATTTCCTCCATCTCTTTCATGTCTACCCAATCTCCAATTTTAACGATATAGGCATCATGGTAGGCGCCTGACGAGGGCAACAAAGATGACGCAAGTTTCCAACTAGCATCAGTTCCACTTAGTTCAACAACAGCCATGTACACAAAAACATCATCATTAGCACCGCTATCACTGGTGCTGAATGAGTTGTTACCATCAAAGGCGTCAATGGCCTGTAAAGAATTCAAGGTAACAGTACCTATGCTTAGTGCTGCTGAGACCGACCCATTCCAAGAGAACGCGACCAAATATCTTCCGTGATCCAAAAGAGGCGGAAAGAAAATCGTGTCGTTCGTGTTCGATGTCGTTCCTACAGTGATGTCAAGGGAACCAGAGATCGTTGGACTGGACGTGCCAAATGGTGATGAGTTAGAATATGCGGTCCCCGAAATTTTGGCAAAATCAGAAACAGCATAATTGCTGGTCTCTAGGTGGGGATTTATGAGTTCAATATCATAAGCCATCCAAAGTTCTCCAAGCAAAGCGTCATCGGCAGGCGAACCATCCACAGCTATAGTTGTAACACCAAGGTCAGACAAACGTAACTCAGTTGTTCCATCAGTGTCATGTCTGATGAACAATTCTCTGTTTTGTCTAAATCTCGGGTCACACTCTATCAGGTGCAGTTGGTTGGAAGTGACCTCTCCAGAGGTGGTATAAACATGGGACTCCATCTGCCTTCTAGACGTGAAGGCGGCGGCTTCTGGATCATATTGGGTAGCAATGACAATTACCCCTTGACCCTGTGTGGTCGTTAACATACCAGCCTGGCTCACAAATTCAACAGCCAATCCATGTGGTATGTACGATTCATACAGAGCTCCCAGTGTTTTCAACCAAGGAAAGGAGGTGGCCATACCTGGATTCAAGGCCAACCTGGTGGTGGTGAAAGCTGTGTTCGAGAATAAATCACCAATATATTCCCGGTGTTTAATGCGAATACTGCCACAACCAAATGTGACATTCACATCATTTAGAGAATTGGAATGCACGACATAGGAACCCATGCCGGAGATGGATGACAACAAGTTGCCAGCCAAACCTCCCAAAGTGCCTCCAACAGGTCCACCCACATAGCTACCAAGTGCAGCGGAACCACTCTTAATAAGATTACTGGCAGCCTTCTTCCAGTCATCCTTATTGCCACGACTCGTGGACTTCTTCTTCTTCGGTGGCGTAACAATCTTCTTCTTTTTCGATTTTTTGTTAAGAGTACACAACACGGCCACCCGGTTGTGCCAATAGTGTAAGATGGTCCCAATCCACAAATTGTAAGACGACACCCATGATAAGAAGGCGTGGGCTTGAGGAGCATAAGAAGCAGCACCATCCATTAGGGCTTCTTCCTGACCAAATATCATGCCCGCATCATAAGCAGACACTCCCATTTCCTCAGCCATCTTGAGCTTTTCAACTTCCTCATCATAGGCATCCTTCAGCAATTCATAATTCTCTTCCAAATGAGTGTCAGAATCAGGATGATCAACATCCAAGTCACAATCAACTCTAAAACACGTCAGAAACAACTCTTCTTCAAATACGAAAGGGAACATATTAATATTAATAGTATTCTCTAGCATCTCCTCAATCTTGAAAATTTGTTGAATCGATATGTTATATTTCTCCGCAAACCACAAATAAGTGTCCATTTCTGGATAACAAACAACCCCACCTTGATGTCTATAGGGATTCTCGTGTCGATTGTCTCTTATTTCCTTAACTTGTTCGTCTTCAGCACTATCACAAATAGCTCTCAAAAAAGTGCCAAAGATGGGAACATGTCCAGCGCTACAAAGCATTCCCTTCGCAGTACCATACAATAAACCCTTATGTTTCCGTTCAGGATGATTACCGAAGTTAATTCCAAATTTTGAAAATTGTCTGAAAGGCATGTTTCCCCACATCACCTTGCCACCAACTGGATAAAAATACCCAGAACAATAAGTAGCTTCATAGATTGATTCTCTAGATATGAACGTAACATCCATGCCCAACAGCTGATAGGTTGCTGTTATTCTTCGGGCCGATAGTTTATCATTGACTCCACCGATACCATCATCACCTAACACAACGTAATAGATGTCAACAGAATCAGGAGTCTTCTTGAGAGCGAACAGTACAATACAATAATTCAAGAGAGAGTTAAAGCCGCTGGTCCACAAGTCACCACTACGTCTTGCTCTATCCAGAATCATCCTAATGAATCCCTGAACAGAAGTGGCTCCCCCGTGGACTTGTTTCCAACGGGATTGCAACTCAAACCACTGCTCAGGTTCACCTTCGACGCAAGTCTCAATAAACATAAGTTCAATATCCAAAAATTCACTATGCAGACTGCCATCCCAATTGGAAACATCGCACTCGAAAATATTGTCAAAAGTATCAATAATGGCTCCCGCTTCACCAACATCAGCAGGAGTACACCCTGAACTGTACTTACCATTTTTAGACATGAATTTCTTGATCAATTTTCCCATTGCGAAGAACCATGGGCCAAAATTCACAACAAACCACTCATCCCGCGACCAAATCATGCGGGGCTTGTAGTTGTCAGGATCTTTACCACAGTAGGCTTCATCTTTAACGAATTCTTTACACAAGTCAAGGAAAGATTCATAAGGCATGCCATAGAGAACGATCATTCTATCGGCACGCTTCTGACCATATTGTTGGACTAAATAAGCATGGGTTTCCATGATATCCAGTTTATGACTTCCAAAGTCCTTGAAAATTTTCTGACAAAACCGCTTGAATTTTCTAAACACCTTACGATTGTAAGGTCGTTTAGTTCCCATACGGATAATGTTAGCAGCACGAAGCTCTTCCAAGTCCTTCGATGGCAAGACGACGTTGGCACCTCTAATGGTTGTGCCATACATTTCCACATATTCATCATCTTCCAACTCGTCAATGCAACAAGTCAATACACCTTGCTCAAGAGTTTCCTCCGCAGCCTCCAATTTGGCATTCCGACATTTCTGTCTCTTCAAAAATGCCTTTGATAGCAAGCTAATTTTTAATGGTTCGCAAGCATTCGCTGACAATAAATGGTGGTTACGGGCTAATTCGGAAGTCATCAACTCATATGACCTCCAAATGGGTTTGACGGAGCCAACCAAACAAGCTCCACTCAGTATAGTGGTGGCCGAAGCCATGTAAGGAATTGTGAGTCCAACCCAAGAAGCTACACAATTTATACCAAATCCAAACAATGGTGGAACAAAGACCAAAGCGCCCAAAGTTGCCATTGTAACGGCCGCCTTAATTCTCATCCACCAATGTGTTTCTTCGTACGACTTCAACGCAGTCGCTAGTTTACACCTTACACTATTTTCCAACCTTCGAGGTAATTGGGAGCGACCCAGTTCAATTGTGTCTTTAACTAACTGCAAATATTCCTCGGACGAAATCCAGCCAAAAATCCTTGCTGGGTCATCTATATCAGCTCCATGTCGAGACTTCATTAAGGAATAGAGGCGATTATAAACAGCCTTTCTTCCAAACTGAGCTCCTTCAATGGAGAGTTTCATCAATATTTCTTCTGTGTACTTACGCATGATTCGGGTACGCGTGTCTTCACCACGAAGCAACTCAACGGTGAATAAGTTTGAAATATTGGTGGAATAATTGCAGAAGTGTTCAGTCCAATCAACTAGTTGATTTGGGATAAAATTGCGGGTTACAATGACTCGCCCACAATCCGACACCAAATGCACGCCAGCTCTGGCGGCTTCCATTTCAGCGTGAGTTAAGATTAACCCCCTCTCACCACCCAAGGAGAGAACGGGAAGATCGGAAAATTTAAAAGCACCATGCACCACTAAGCCTGGTCTCACACTGGCCCCGCAGGGCATCATCTCTAAAGAGGCATTGATATCACGAGAATCTGGGAAATTCATGATATTCGCAGGGGTAAAATGGAAAGTAAATCCAGAATTGTGGAAAAATTCAAATATTCTGGAAATTTCGTCCAATGGAATGCCCTTGTGATTTCTCCCTTTAATGAAATCAGGTAGAACAGCTTCCTTCTTCGGAATTTTAATGGAACCAACCTTTCTCTCAGGTTCCTCTTTCTCTTCTTTGTCCCCGTTGTCACATTCTTCAACTGAATGAACGTATGTGCAATCCTCCCTATTACAACCATTCTTATAGGCCAATCCGAGACATACTGGCCAATCCGACTTCTTAAGAAGGTCTTTAACTGCTTCAAGTTGGCGTGGACTAGGACGGAGAGCTCTAAACTCTTCCAAAAGAGGAATAACAACACCCATGGCTTCTTCCAAATCAAATTTGGATTCAGCCCAGTGATGGAAATCATTTAACAATAATCCAATCTGGTGTTCTCGTTCGTCTTTCTTATTCTTTAGTTGCAACTTCTTTTTACTCAAGAGTGGAATGGACCAACCAACATTTTCCCTAATCTGGACTGCTTTCTCAATCTTCTGATATGCGTTAGCTTCGTTGAATAGTTCTGCTGAGGTCTTCTTCTTCTTTTTCATAGGAAAGTCACCAACATCAAGTGTCGATAATCCAAACCAATTAGGTAGTCCCTGACTACCTCTTCCCCGGGATTTCTTTGGTTCACCAGGGGCCATCTTATTTTCTAGGAGTAGATGTTCTCCGTCGGGCATTTCTACCCCGCCATCCAAAGGGGATGGACTCTTTTGCGTAAGTTTAAAGGGGTCACCGCAAAATGATGACTTACAGTCGCTGGTTTCAAGCTTTGTTTTAAATTCACGTTGTGCCAATCTCCCGATCCGTGCACTAGAATTGTCAAACATAGCCTCAGTAACTCCCGGTCCATATATGTAATAACTATTAATCATTTTTCATGTTGAATGGGGTTACACATTTACTCTTGTGTTTGATCGGTGGTTTATACTCCCACCTGAGTGTTGGTGAAGCAAGGAAATTGAGGGGTGTCGAACA